CATACAAATTCATTGATCTTGATGCTGTGACTCGGCGAGTTGATTTTTCAAAACTAACTACTCTAACCTTGATTGGTGGTGAGCCATTCTTGGAAAGACAAAATTTCCAGATCTTAGAAAAAATGTTAGATGTCGGCAACGACGATGTGTTCATCAGCGTAGTTACGAATGCCACAGTCCGACTGACCGATCGGTACAAAGACATGCTGTCTCGGTTCAAAAACCTCAACCTCACTGTCAGCATCGACTGCCGAGGAAATGCATTCAACTATCAGAGATGGCCATTGCAATGGGACGATGTGGTCGAGAATCTCGACCAATACAGGACAGTCACCGACAATATCAGTGTGTCCTGCACCATAACGAACATGACTGTGATGTATTACAATGACATCGCCCAATGGTTGCAGGAACAAGGCTTGCCCTGGATACCAAATCCAGTCTACAAGCCCGAAGTGTTCCACCCCAGTGTGCTACCGGTGTCGGCCAAACAGGTGTTGAAAGATGTGCTAGAACCAGAGCATTACAGATCTTTCATTGGCAATCCAGATCAAGATCCAGGAGATACATGGTTGAAATTCCTCAACGAGATAGATCGGCAAGATCGAGCCAAGGGTATAGACATACACGATTATCTGCCAGAATTTTGTAACTTGGTAGGAATCTAAGATCGAAGATTTTTGTAAGAGACAGGAAATGTCTTTCCCCAGTCGGTGCCACGCCGCTGGTCTAATACTGTCAAATATTCAATGATTTCTGATTTCCTAGGGTTGTCGGTGGCTAGTAGACCGTACGCAGGTTGATATCTATGCTCCACTGGGTCTGTGAAACGATTGGTGCTAAAATTCTCTCGCACCCAATTAGATAGATCAGATAGATAAGGTTGATTGAGAACGGAAACCACGGTCATGATGTCAAAGATACAGTTGCCAGGGCTATGATCTTTATACCATAGGAGATTATCTTGGACCTTGGACCACTGTGCCGGGAAACGTATGTAATTGAATCGTTCATCGATATCATCAATGCTGAAATCGATCTGTACCAATTTGAATTCGTTCCAGACGTCTAACAGCGACTGATCTGCTCTGATAGTTCCATTGGTATTGTAATAGACATGTACCCGAGACTTGTTTGGTATAGCACGCAAAAATTCATCATGGTCTTTGCTCAGCAAAGGTTCGCCACCGTGGAAATGTACATACTGTAGATTGTTGAGATCTAGTTCTTTCCAAAACGTGTTGCGATTGACTCGACGTTGCTCGATGGGTATCTTGAGTTCTTGTTTCCAGAGACTGCTGTTTTCGGGGCCACACATCACACAGGCCAAGTTGCAGATATCCCCGACCCAATAATCGAGACGTATAAGGTCTTCGTTGGTATCATTTATGCCATTGTGATCGTACCATTTGTTACTGTTGATGCGGCGACTGACTTGTCCTTGTGACTCTGGTCGACGGCATAATTCACATTCACGAGGCCATTGATTTTCACGAAAGTCTGTTCTTACACGGGTAAGATACGGATCCTCAAAAAACTTTATTTCACTGACCTTCTTTAAAGGTGTGATACAACAAGGAGATATGTATAATTCTCCTTGCTTTGTTGCTACATTGAGATTTTTAAAAGCGTCAACACAGATCATCTTTGTTCCTGTTTGATCTGCCCTAACATTTGTTTGAGTTTGGTTGACTGCACATCTGCGGTTATCTTAGGCAAATCCTCATCGTTGTCAGACCCGCTGGCCAGCGTGCTCTTGGCCTTGATGCTGTCATAGATCGAGGGTTTCTTGATGAATCCACCAGCGGCTTCTCCTTCCTCGCCGAGGTCTCTGATGCGTAGACTGTCTATGTCAAATTCCAGCTCTACTTTTTGCCCCACGCCACTTGAACTACGAGTCTTCATGCACTGTATCTGATAGCGTCCACGCTCACGCATGGCACGGCTGGTAAAGATACCAAATACATTGTCCGCTGTGTTGATTTTACTGATACCGCCGGATATGTGGCTGTGGTCAAACTCGATCTCTTCTACCGCCGCACGATTCAACTGGCTGGCTGTAACAAACAAGATGTTGAGTTCCTTGGCCAGATTCCGCAGTTCTTCTGAAACATACTTGTCTTTGACGAACAGGTCGTTGGGACTGACCTTGGCGGATACTGGCATCAAAAGATCCAAGTAATCCACGCACAGGAAGTCCGCTCGCAGTCCGGTCTGTATCTGTAGTTCTTTGAGATAGGCACGGATGTCATTCACTGTGCTCTGTGCTGGCATGTATTTGATCTGCAGGCGGCCGGCCTTCTTCTGCATCATCTTGACCTTCATCTCTACTGTGTCGATGTCTTTGAAGATGTCCTTGGCCGCGGTATTGGTCATCATGGAGTCTATGCGATACGAACACAGTCCTTCTGAAAGTTCCAGCGTGATGTACACACCACTCAGTCCGGCCTGGACCCAGTTCACTGCCAGATTCTGCATGAACAGGCTCTTGCCCGAACCTGATCCACCTGCGAAAATCTGCAGTTCGCCGCGATTGAAACCGCCGTACAACAGTCGGTCCAAGGCAGGCCAGCCTGTAGAATTCTGGCCGTTGTTGGATTTTAGAGCCATGAGCCGGGCACGTGGATCATCAAAGTAGTCTGTGCCCATGTCCTTGGTCAGGCTGATCTGTACCGCATCCTTGATCAGTTTCTCTACCGGATCAAAGTTTCCTTTTTCCAAGAGATCCGCTGACTTCAGGATCGCACGTTCCAGTTCCTGCCTGCGAGTAAATGATTCAAACTCTTCCAAGAACCAATCAAAGTGTCCTTCGTTGAGTTCAGGAATGTGCTCCAGTTTGGTTCCTGTGGCAGCGGATATCTGTGTCCGATCAGGCATGGTCTTGTGACGATCGCAGTGCTCTTTGATAAACTCAGCGGCTGTCCTCAGAGTTCGATCAAAGTTTTCAGGGTTGTAGATGTTCTGCACCCGCACATAACTCTGTGCGTCTTGGAGTATCATCTCCAAGAACAGTTTCTGCATGTCAATGCCGTAGTCTTTTTGCAAGTTGTTTCTTCCTTAGTTCGATCTTGATCCGGCTGGTTTCGCGGGCTTGGAATATATGTAGCAGAGTTGCCAGCCGGCCCCACTGCTTCACAGCATCATTGACATCCTTGACTGAGTCTGGCCAATCGGGCATGCTTACAGCCCAACCCAGTTCCAGGGCACGATCTACCAGTTTCATTCCGGCTGTGTCCTGATCAGGCACCACGGTTATCTCTCGTCCGAGACTGCGTATCAGCCGGGCCTGGGCGTCTGAAATCTCGGCATGTAACACTGCCAGGCCAGAAATCGACAGTGCATCAAACACACCTTCCATGACCAAGACATGTTGCCAGTCGTCATGCTGTAAATCCGTGCCAAACACATAGCCCGGCTGGATGTCATGGATGTACTTGGGCGTACGGTCATCTAGGAATCTCATGGTGTGCCCCGCCACCTGGCCATCGTGTGTGAACGGTATGACCACACCGGGCCTGGGCAGTGGCCGATACAGATAGGGATAATCCAAAGGCACACACCTATCTCGGAGATATCTCACCGCGGCATCAATGCCCGTGTGATCTCCTGTGTCAGAAAACTCTATGGGTTGGCAGTGGTTGGGCAAGTCTCTGTCTTCAAACTCTATGGCACTGAGTCGCTGTACGATCTGCTGTCGATCCTGCAAGATACCTTCTACAGATCTGTGTCTAAGGCTTTCGAGATTGATGCGTTCTATGTCTTCGTTGGGCACACCGATCCAAGACAGCAAGCGGCGTGCCTTGAAAGATAGATTACGGCCCATGACAAAGGATGCTGTAAATCCACAATTGAAGCAGTGATAGCTCCAGCCCTGGTCGCTGGGTTTCAGTCCGCCACGCTGACGTCGATCTGCGGATTCGCCGTTGTGTACACAACAAGGTGCGTTGAACGAGATCCAGCCAGAACCGGTCTGTTTGCGTCGTGCAGGTAGATAAGCGAGTAGGTCAATCACCTAGACAGTATAACACGGTCTATCTCAGATTGCAACATGTCCGCGATCAGGACATGTCCTTTTTCATTAGGGTGGCCGCCAGGATAGTGCATAGAATCAAAATCTGGATGGGCATAGAGCCAGTCACACAGGCATCGATCCGACCAGATTTTGGTAGGTACATCTACTGTTCGAGGTGACTGTGCGATATCAAACTGCAACAACGGAAACCCAGATCTCGCAGATGCACCGTCGAATGTGATCACAGTCTGGTGATAGGTCAGGGCATAGAGAGCATCGCAGTCGGTTAGAACTGTGTGTCTTTTGATCATATCTTGCCATTCGTCGGGCACTGCGGAACAACCGGCATGTGCCCAAGCACTGTGGACATGGCGATTCCATGGAGGATCATGAGGCCACTCTCCGTGTTGTGGGTTATAAAAACTGGTTCGATTACTGTCGGTGTGACCTACCAAAACCAAGCACTGTCCCGGGTCTGGTTCATGATCCAACCACCATAATAAAGTCCAGATTGAACTCTGTTGGCTGCCACCGGGTATACCAAAATTCTCCCACGGTACACCATAGCGGCTGGCCAGGATACCTAGGAACGTATGCGATTCACGATAGAGCGTGTTTTCATGGAAACTAGGATGTGCGTGCTCGTGGTCGGCCAGGGCTGGATCCAACAGTTCGTCGCCCCACATCCAGGAATCACCAAACCCTACGATTTTTTTAAACTTCATCGGTAAAGTATCTGATCTATGTTTCCGTTGGCGATTTCGAATTCCACACGCAGATAGGGATGATATCCTTCCACATTGATGGCCCTGCGTGTTACGCTATCCGTGAGGCTGAGACTTGACACAGTATTTCCGGTCTTGAGATCTTCAAAATCCACGTCGTACCACTCTACGGTATTGGACGTGGCAGACACTGCACCCTGCACACTGATA